GTGTGGGGTAAAGATAACCAAAGGAACTGACCAATGGACTATAAAAATAGGAGGAAGTAGGGCTGTAGCTCTACCATTAGCTAATGGAGAAAGATTAAGGGGTTTTCGATTTAATAGGATAGTACTGGATGAGTTCTTAACCATACCAGAGAAAATATTTAATGAGGTTATATTACCGTTTTTGGGTGTTGTAGAGAATCCAGTTGAGAGAGAGGAATTGCATAATTTAGAATCGCGCCTTATCGACAAGGGTGAGATGGAAGAGAAGGATAGGTTTGTGTGGCCTAATAATAAACTGATAATACTTTCATCTCCGAGTTTCAAATTCGAATACATGTACAAGCTTTTCAAAAAATATGAAGATCTTATTCTGGGGAATAATGAACAAAGAAGCCAAGAGGAAATTACAGAAAGTGAAGAGGGTGAAGATGAAGCATACAGGTTAATTATGCAACTAAGTTATGATTGTGCTCCGAAAAGACTTTACGACCAGAACTTGCTTAAACAGGCGAAAGCCACAATGAGTGAAATGCAGTTTAATCGGGAATTTGGAGCTCAGTTTGTAGATGAGAGTGATGGTTACTTTAGATTATCAAAAATGTCTGCTTGTACAATAGCTGATGGAGATTTTCCTGCTGTAGAGATTGTGGGCAACCCTAGTGATGAATATATAATGGCTTTTGACCCTAACTGGGCTGGGAATACAAGCGCCGACCATTTTGCAATGCATGTATTTAAGGTCATGCAAGAGGATCAAAAAATATGTCTTGTTCATAGCTATGCAGTAGCAGGAGTATCATTAAAGGAACACATGAGATATTTCCTGTATCTGGTTACTCATTTTAATATAATAGGTATATGTGGTGACTATAATGGAGGAGTACAATTTATCAATGCTTGTAATGAGAGTCAAATGTTTAAAACAGAAAATGTAAATATAGGTGTTATAGAAATTGATATAGAAAAACCAGAGTCATATCATGCAGACATACTTGATTTTAAAAACCAATATAATGTTAAGTCTAAAAAATACTGTATACTAAGAAAACCAACAGTAAACTGGATAAGAAACGCAAATGAAATGTTGCAAGGAGCTATAGATCATAAAAGAATACTGTTTGGGTCTAGGGCTGTAGATTCTCACTTCGATGATCAAAGAAAAAAGAATTTGCCAATAGATACTTTAAAGTGGGACATGAAGATAACCTCTTCCTCTAAGGGCGCTAAGATGATTGACTTTATTGACCACCAGAAAAGCATTATTGAACTTACAAAAACAGAATGTGCCAACATTGAGGTCACAACAAACCCACAGGGGTCTCAGTCTTTTAATTTACCCCAAAACATAAAAAGACAAACTGGACCAAACAGAGCAAGAAAGGACTCTTATTCTGCTTTACTTCTAGGCAACTGGTTTGCGAAGATTTATTTTGACTCAAAGCATGCAAAAGCGAGTAAGCCTCCATCATCTTCATTCATTCCTTTTACTATTTAATTCACAAGTTGACTTTACAAAGTTAAAGTTAACTTTTGATATTTAGTTTCTTTCTGTGTATAATGAGTTATGGCAAAAAGAAAATACACGAAGAAGTCAGATTATTGGGGCAAGTTCGACAAAATCGAAGGTAACCCTGTTAGTCTGGACAGTTTCGAACCAGAAATTTTAGGGACTTCTTTCTATGAGTCTGAAGCTGCTTCTTGCCGTACAACTAAAACTGCAAGCAATTCAACAAGAACCAATAGGGCAGCTACAAAAACTGTAGCAGGAAGGTTTGCTAATATCAAAGAAGGTCTTTTGCCGTTTGAGTTTTCAAAGGACGGAGTAGACGCCAGTGAAGCTATTGTTTTATGCCAAAAAGCTTACTTCAATATACCCGCATTTAGATCTACTATTGATTTGATGTCAGAATATGCCGACTCTGAGGTTTATCTTGAGGGTGGTTCTCAAAAATCTCGCAAGTTTGTAGAAGCTTGGTTCAAGAGAATAAAATTACACGATTTACAAGCACAATATTTTAGAGAGTTTTATAGGTCTGGCAATGTATTCATGTTGAGACTAGATGGCACTTTGGATATTTCCAGCGTAAGTAAGATGATGGAAATTTATGGTGGCACTAAGAAGAACGCAAAAATACCTATCCGATATATTATGCTTAACCCGTCTGATATTGTCGCTAGGGGTTCTGTAACTTTTTCTGAGTATTCTTATTTTAAAGCCTTAACTCCATTTGAGGTTTCTAGACTAAAAGCTCCAAGTTCTGAGCATGAAATGGAACTGTTTAATAGTTTGCCTGAAGATGCTAAAAAGGTAATTAAAAATAACCCTACTTTGGCGGTTGATGCTCCAATGATTCCACTTGAGTCAGAAAAACTTCATGTTATATTCGCTGGCAAGCAGGATTATGAGCCAATGTCAATACCTAGTGGGTTTGCCGTTCTTGATGATTTAAATAAAAAAATGGAACTCAAGAAGATAGATCAAGCAATTGCTCGTTCTATAGAAAATGTTGTTCTGTTGGTTACAATGGGCGCTGAACCAGATAAGGGCGGAATTAATCACAAGGCTCTTTCTGCAATGCAAAGTATTTTCAAGAATCAAAGTGTGGGTAGGGTCCTAGTATCGGATTATACCACTAAGGCTGAGTTTGTTATCCCAGATTTGAAGAAAGTCATGGGAGCAGAGAAATATCAAATTTTAGATCAAGACATTAGGGAAGGCCTACAAAATATTCTTATTGGTGAATCTAAATACGCTCAACTTGAGCTTAAGATGAAGGTATTCTTCCAGAGGCTTCAGTCTTCAAGAGATTTGTTTATCAAAGAGTTTTTACAGCCAGAAATTAAAAGGGTATGTAAAGCTGCTGGCATGAAAGTTTGGCCAGAGGCTAAGATGGTAGATACCTCTGTTATAGAAGACCAAGATATGACCAAGCTAGCCACAAGAATGATGGAACTTGGATTGCTAACCCCAGAACAAGGTATGGATGTCATACATAAAGGATCTTTCCCAGATTCAAATCAAATGCAAAGTGCTCAAAAGAAATTCAAGGAGCAAAGAGAAGAGGGCTACTACATGCCACTTGTTAATACAGTTAATCTTTACAGCGAAGACCAAGAGGAAAACGGAGAAGATGGAACACCACCAGAAGGAACTCAAAGAGCTAAAGAAGGCAAGGACGGTTCGGTAACAAACCCGTCTCCAAGCGGGGGTAGACCTGTTGGAGTTTCTAACTCTACTCATTATTCTAAAGCAAACATTATAGAGGCTACTAAAAAAGTGAGTGAACTTGAAATAGAAGCGTCGGCAAAGTTTGCTGTCAAGTTTGGATTAGAAGAACTTGATGAAGACAGAAAAGATCTCGTATCAAGAGTATGTGAGTCTATTGTAGTATCTGAAGAGGCCAATAACTGGTCAGATTGTTTGGATTCTATTCTTGCTAATTTGGATCATATGAATAATCTGAAAACAAATAATGAAATTCTTGATTTTGGAGCAAAACACCAACTTGATGATCTGTCCGCATCTATTTTGTACCATTCTACCAAGATTTAGTGTAAGAGCCTTTTATGAACAATGATGATTTTGAAGTTTGCCTATTTTCAGGTAAAGTCAAAGCTTTAGATAAAGAAGATTTCTGTAATTTCGGCATTTCTCAAGCGAGCTTAGACGCTCAAGCAAAGAGTTTGATGCCAGACACTTTTAACCCAGAGGACAATCTTGATGTTATACCAGTTGTATTTAATTTAGCTGTTGTAAATGAGTTTAATAAAAACGGAGACGGTATTGATACCGACACAGCTATTGCTGCCGTAAAAAGGTTTGTTAATAAGCCTATCAACATTGAACACCAAAAGCATAAAATAGTTGGGCATATGATTAACGCGTCCTTCTCTGAGGAAGAGTTCGACTTCAGAGATAACGATATTGAATCATACGCAAATAAAACAGAACCGTTTTACATAAATGCAGCGGGCTTTATTTACAGAAGTATATTCCCAGATCTGGCCGAAGCAATTGAAGAGGCTGCAGAAGAAGATAATGAGCAGTATCAGAGTATCTCAACGAGCTGGGAGCTTGCGTTTTCTGAATATAAAATTGCAAAAGGTTCAAAAAAATTATCCGAGTCGATTTT